CCGCTTGAGAGCAAATTTCATCAGGCGTTTTCAGAGCCGGTTCGTCAAAAGATAAACCCTCAATTGGCGTTGGCATTATCAGTTAGTGCGAATGCTCTAACACTCTCGCTGTTCCAGGAAAACGTCTACGCCGATAAATGGTTCAAGGAACTCTCGCATAGCATCTGGCCAAAGAGGGGACTGGACGCGCAACAGCAACAAGTCCTTTCAATTTCGCCAACGGCACTGACCCTTCAAGAGTCTGTCTTCGAGAGCAAATTCCATCAGCCGTGGTCGGAACCCGTTCGCGTTGCGCCACGGCTTCATGCCGGGCTCAATCAATACGAGAGCGCGAGTGAAAGCGCCCAATTCCCCGAACTTACGTTCTACGCAAAATATAGCTACCCATGGTCCGAGCCAGTCCGTGTTCCTCGACGGCTTCCAGAATCCATCCAGCAATACTTTGCGTTCCCGACATCGGCTCCGACGATCAACATCGGCTGGTACGCAAATCTTTCAACGCCAGCCAAGCTCGATAAGATCGGGCTATCTTCATCACAGCAACACGCTGCGGTCATCTCTCCAACGGCGCTAACGCTCAAAGAGGCGGTTCTTGAGAGCAAGTTCCACCAGCCGTGGTCGGAGCCCGCCGTCAAGGACAGGCCAGCGCTGCGAGCGGGTGCTCAACAATCAATTGCGCTTGTGCAGGCATTCTTTGGCGAGAATGTCTTCGCCGACAAGTGGAACTACCAATGGTCCGAACCGGTCCGGTTGAACCTGCGCGTCAGGATGGCGTCAAGCCTTCAACAGGCAACAACGATGGACCCGCGCGCCATGCTCTCACCTGAGTCCGTCACCTATAGCCGATGGGCCTATCCGTGGTCAGAACCGGTGAGAACAAAGCCCGAATTGAAAGCGGGATTGCAAGTGGCGTACTGGCCTCAACAGAAACCAATCATGCCGCCGTCATCGCGTGGCTATGTGACTTGGTGACAAATGTCCTACACCTATTCGACCTACGTGAGCGCACTTGCCACGATGGTGGTGACTGACGCAACGAATGCAGCCTTCCTGTCAATTCTCCCAAGCTGCATCGACTATGCCGAACAACGGATTTATCGCGAACTCGATTTGTTCGTGACCAATGTCACGGTCGCAGGACAGGTTACATCTTCAAACCGCAACTTTGTCCTTCCGGCAACATCCGGCACCTTCGTGGTGATGGACTACATCAATATCCTGACGCCAGTCGGATCGGATGCAAGTAGCGGAACGCGCGTTTCGCTGATGCCGGTTTCCCGCGACACACTGGATATTCTCTATCCGTCCTCGCATGTGGGCACGGGCATTCCCCAGTATTTTGCGATGGCCGACCCTACAACTGCGCTTCTTGGCCCAGCGCCAGACGCGGCCTATGCCGTGGAGGTCATCGGCACGGTCCGACCCGCCGCACTTTCATCAACCAATCAAACCACGCCGATTACTTCTTATCTTCCCGATCTCTTCATGGCTGCCAGCATGGTGTTCATGTCCGGCTATATGCGCAATTTTGGATCGCAAGCAGACGATCCGAAGATGGCGCAGAGCTGGGAGTCTCAATATCAGACGCTTAAAGCATCGGCCGATCTTGAACAGGCGCGGCAGCGGTTTGAGTCATGGGGCTGGACATCCGAGCAACCCAGCCCAGAAGCCAACAAGCCGCGCTAACGGAGCCGCCCAGTGACAGACCCGACCACTTCAAATCGTGGGCTGATTATCCCGTCGCACGGGGCCGATGTTGATAGCTGGGACAGCCCGCTGAACAATAATTTTACGGTCATCGACCAATTGTTTGGTTCGATCCTGAGTGTTGCAACAACAGGGGGCATGACAACGCTATCGTCATCACAAGCACAGAATGCCGTGTTGCGCATATCTGGGGCCTTGGTCGCGAATGCCACAATCGTCTTGCCGGCTGTCCAGGCCATGTATGTGGTAGAAAATCTCACGACCAGCGCAAATTACTATGTTCAATTCTCCCTGAATGGCGTGAGTGGTCAGGTCATCGCCGTTCCCCAAGGCAAAACGACATCCATCTTTACTGATGGCACAAATGTCAAATTTCTCCACCCGGCCGATCCGGCAACCTATTGGGATTATGGTGGCGCGACGGCGCCAATCTGGATTGCAGCGTGCACAATCCGTCCGTGGCTTAATTGCGATGGGACGGTCTATAATATTTCCGACTACCCCTATCTTGGGGCCATCCTCGGGTCATCGTGGGGTGGAAACGGCTTGACGACATTCGCGGTTCCTGATCTGCGCAACAAAACGCGCATTCCCATTAAATCGTCATCGCCGCTCATTACGCCCGCGATTTCGGGGATGGATGGGTCGGTTCTTGGCTCGTCGTCAACCTCGGAGGGTGTGACGCTGGATGTCACACAAATTCCATCTCACGCCCACACCGCAGCGGTCACCGATCCAGGCCATAATCACAAGAGCGGATGGTATGGGCCGCGCGGAGCAGTCGGCGATGTGAGTGCGTTTGCCACGAATGATCCTGCCTATACGAACGTGAATACCGGGTCTGCGACAACTGGAATCTCAGTGACAATTCAGAACACGGGTGGAGGGCTGCAACATACATCCGTTCAGCCGACAGCCGTCGCTGGTATGGCCTTCATCAAGACCTGAAGCGCAGATGCCAATCAATTCGATCCGTCTTGTTCCGGGTGTCAACATTGAGAAGACGCCTGCATTGAACGAGGCCGGATATAGCTATTCGTCTTTTGGCCGTTTCAGGGATGGCCTGTTTCAGAAAGTCGGCGGGTGGAAGCGCTATTATCCGTATTCGGTGGCGGGAATTCCACGCTCGCTCCATGCGTGGCAGGACTTAAATGCGGTCAAGCACCTCGCTCTTGGCACCACGGCGATGCTCTCTGTGTTTACTTCCGGCTCACAATCGACGATCACGCCGCAAACAGTCACGTCTGATTTTGCGCCGAACTTCTCCACGACCGCAGGATCGTCGACAATTGCGATCGTCGATGCCAACATCAATAACGTTACGGTTTCCGACTCGATTTATTTCAACACGCCAATCTCTGTTGGCGGCATTATTCTTTCCGGCCTCTATGCGATTGCGTCAATTGGTGGTGCTCACAGCTATTCAATTGTTGCCGCAGGTGCGGCAACGACGACCGTATCCAATGGTGGAACGGTTCCGTCATTCTCAACAACGTTATCGTCCGCGACAATCACAGTCACTTTTCCAAACCACGGATTGGCCGTTGGGGGGTCGTTCGTTGTTCCGATTGCAACGCTTGTCGGAGGTGTGACGGTCGCCGGCTCCTATACTGTAGCGAGCGTTCCAGGCGCCAACGCATTTACGATCGTTTCACCATCGGCGGCGACCTCGACAGCAACAGCGTCGATGAATTCCGGAAATGCAGAACTCGTCTATTACATCGCGCTGGCTCCACAGGCCACGGGCACGGGTTATGGTGTTGGTGCCTACGGTGCTGGCGGATATGGCTCTGGTATTGTCCCATCCTCTCAGACGGGCTCTCCGATCTCAGCAACGGATTGGACGACCGATAACTGGGGCGAGCTTCTTGTCTCATGCCCGGAAAACGGCGGCGTCTATTATTGGGGTCCGAATTCCGGACTCCAGAATTCCTGCCTGATCTCAACTGGACCTATTTTCAATACCGGCATCTTCATGGCGATGCCGCAGCAACAGATCGTCGCATATGGATCGACCCCAGGTAATGGGGGGATTTCTGTTGGACAAGACCCGTTGCTGGTTCGTTGGTGTGACGCGGGAAACTTCTTCCAATGGACGGCCGCCTCGACAAACCAGGCTGGGTCATACCGCATCCCCACAGGGTCAAAAATCGTTGGCGGGATGCAGGCCAATCAGAAAGGTCTGTTGTGGACGGACATCGACCTCTGGGCGATGTCGTACATCAATTATCCATTGGTCTACGGGTTCAATAAGATAGGCTCAAACTGCGGACTTGTTGGCAAGCACGCGGCCACTCAGATGGGCGGCGCGGTTTACTGGATGGGGCCGACAAACTTCTATGTCTATGGTGGAAGCGGGGCTGAACCCATTCCATGCTCCGTATGGGATGCGGTATTTCAGGACTTTGACACGGCCAATCAACGCAAGTGTGTTGCCGCGTCCAATTCCTCATTCAACGAGGTATGGTTCTTCTATCCGTCGCTATCCGGCGGATCCGGTGAGTGCGACAGTTATGCAAAACTCAATGTGAGTGAGCGGACATGGGATATAGGTCACTTAGGGCGCTCGGCGTGGATTGATCAGTCCGTGCTTGGTGCTCCGATCGCGGCTTCTCCTCAATCCATCATCTATCAGCATGAGTCCGGCTACGACAATGATGGGTCTCCGATCAGCACTGTGATGCAAACCGGATACTTCATGGTGTCAGAGGGGTGGAATAAGGTCACGGTGGACATGGTGTGGCCTGACTTCAAATGGGGGCCATATTCTGGCCAGCAGTCGGCTCAGATCAGCCTCACATTTTATGGCGTCGACTATCCTGGCGAAACGCCATCCGTCGATGGACCGCATGTCGTGACGCAGGCAACGGACTACATCAATCTTCGCCTGCGAAAAAAAATGATCGCGTTGCGAGCCGAAAGCTCTGACCTCGGATCGTTCTGGCGCATCGGTAATATTCGGCTTCGCTATGCCGCAGACGGGAGGGTTTAATGGCGTCTCTGGATGATCTGGCCACGATTGGAAACGCCACCAACACCATTCTCTCTATGCTTGTCACAGCCGTTCAGAACGCCTTCCCACCGGGGTCCAATGTGTCTCATTCGGCAACAGCGGGGACCGACGCTCTGCCTGCCAATCCTGCGGGCTTCCTGACGGTCATGGTTGGCGGCACGGCCTATAAAATTCCACTTTACAAGCCATAAGGGGCAAGTCATGCCGCTTAAACGTGGATCGAGCCGCGCAACAATCTCTGAAAATATCCGCGAGATGATCCGTGCCGGTCGCCCCCACGATCAGGCGGTTGCGGCGGCACTTCGCACGGCGAATGACTATGCTGTAGGTGGTCGCGTCCATCATGGGCCGTTGATGACGGCAGGTGGGGGGCGCACCGACAACATTCCTCTGAGCGTGAAGGGAGGAAGCTACGTGCTTCCGGCCGATGTGGTGTCGGGCCTCGGGCAGGGCAATACACTCAACGGGATGCGTGTTCTTGATCATATGTTTCGGTCCGGCCCGTATGGGGGACCGCTCCCTAAGATTAAGGAAGGGCCAGGCGTTCCAAAACCGCGCATGAAGTTTGCGGATGGCGGTCAGACGCCAATCATCGCCGCAGGAGGCGAATACGTCATTCCCGCCGAAACTGTGGCATCGCTCGGCGGCGGCGACATTGACCACGGCAGCAACATTCTGGATGCCTTCGTAAAACAAATCAGGTCTCGAACAATCAACACTCTTAAAAATCTTCCGGGGCCAGAAAGATAACCATGACATCACCTTCAATCGTCCGTCTCGCGCGCCCCGAAGACGAGGCGTCGTTGATGGAAATGTGTCGTCTCCTGCATCAGGAGAACGGGGTATTCTCGATGGACGACGATCTCGTCCTTGCTGTCCTTCGCCGGGCCTTTGAACGTCAGGGCGTTATCATTGGCGTGATTGGCCCTGAACACGCGCTCGAAGGTGTAATCTGTCTTGTAATCGGGTCATTCTGGTATTCGCGCCAGCCTCATCTTGAAGAGCTGTTTAACTTTGTCCACCCCGAGCATCGCCGATCCGATCATGCCAAAGCGCTCATCGAATTTGCAAAGCAATGCTCGTCGGAGTCGGCCCCGCTGGTCATTGGTGTGATTTCGAATGAACGCACCGAGGCGAAGGTCCGCTTGTACGAACGTCGGCTTGGAAAACCGGCCGGTGCGTTCTTCCTCTATCCAAACCACAATTCGCCCGCCCAGCCCGTGACGGAGCACTGAAATGGGATCGAAGGGTAGCAATACAACCACAACGTCGACGACGACAGCGCCCAATCCGGAGGCCATGAGCCTCTATCAGGATATTCTGGCGCGGGCGAGAACGGCGGCCGATACTCCTTACCAGTCTTATTCGGGGCAGCGTGTCGCAGACCTGAACTCGGATCAACAGTCAGCGTTCCAGACCGTGCGTGACGCGCAGGGAAATTATCAACCATATCTTAATCAGGCGGCGTATTCGGCGGGCGTTGGATCGTCGCCAATCACCTCGACTGACATCGCGCGCTACACAAACCCGTGGCAAAACCAAGTCGTTAACGCCACGATGGCCAACCTTGCCGAAACAAACGAGCAGCAGCGGCAAGGTTTGGTTGGTAATGCAATTGCCTCGGGGGCATTCGGCGGAGACCGGGCGGGAGTGGCTCAGGCTGAGCTGGCCCGTCAGCAGGGGCTCGCTAATGGACAGACGCTTGCTGGATTGCAGTCGCAGGGGTTCAATACAGCGCTTGGCGCCGCTCAAGCCGACCGTTCTGCGGCGCAAGCCGGTGCGTCTCAATACGGCAATCTCGCCGGGCTTTCGATGTCGCTTCCCTTCTCGGGGGCCAACCAGCTTTTGCAGGCCGGAAATCAGCAACAGCAACAGGCTCAAAACGAACTCAACGTTCCCTACCAGAATTTTCTCGAACAGCGCTCCTATCCCTTTCAGACAACGCAATGGCTGGCGGGGGTTGGAACAGGTGTTGGTTCGCAGATGGGCGGAACATCAAATGGTACACAGACGAGCCCCGCTCCGAATTTGCTTAATTCAATCATTGGTGGCGGACTGGCTCTTGCGGGGCTGTTCCTCAAGGACAGGGGTCGTGTCCCAACATATGCCGATGGCGGCATAACCATTCCATATGGAGCGTCTAATGGATGGATTCCGTCGATCGGGATCACGCCAGGCCA